AAAATTCCATACAAGGCTTTTCTAATACTTAAATCATCAAAGTTCTTTAAATTTAATACTCCTATTGTGCTTTGAGCAATCTTTTTTTGTACGACTCTTATATATGAAGTTGCTTTAGCAGAAGCAGGAGTATATCCAAATAAAGAATCTGCAGGATTATCTTCGTTGTTTAACTTTTTACAAGTGGTAACAAAATCAGTTCCTAAACCATTTGCTGTTGCTTTGTTGTTTGTAATAGACGTGCCGGAACTCGAAGCAGTGGTTGTTAAAAACTTTCTGGCATTATCCCCAGTTGTTCCGGGAGTTTTTTCAGTAACATACCACGTAAAATCCATCAAAGGGTACAGCCCCTCTTGAGCAAGGCCTATAATTGACTCTGCAGACGATCTTACATAGGCATCTGCTAAAATTGGAAATACTTGGTCTGGATCTTTCCAAGAAGAGCTAATTTTAAACTTTTTTTCCAAAAGAGTTCTGACATCATTAAACATGGAACTGTCTCTCCAATAATTAGCAAATACGTCAGGATCTACTGTTGGGGCTTCTATTAAAAGCATGTAATTTTCGACTAAGTCTTCAAAATTAATCATTTAATTATTTAATGTTTGATAAAAAAAATTAAAATGTATAAATACATACATGGGTAAAATATTTGACAATTTATACAATGACATTTTAAAGGAAACAGCTACGACGACACAACCGTCATCTGCTGCACAGGCTCCACAAAATCCACAAAATCCACAACAACAGCAGCAACCAAACCAAAACAATCAAGCTTACCAAAAAACGCCTACTCCTAATATCACTTCTCCTCAACAAAACAATAATGCCGATTTACTAAAAATTGTTCAACAAAAAATGCAAGACGGACAAGACAAAGAGTTTAATCAACAATTATTACAGATGTTGCAGAATTTAAAGTTACCTAATCAAGCTCAAATTAAACGACCTTAATTAGATGAAGAGTAGGTGCACATATTGTGGATCGTGCGATTACGGAAAAGGTTGTCGTTTTGGTCCACAAAATACTCATTTTCACCTAAACGACGGAAAAAAATGTGCGTATTGCGGTTCAGGAAGCTTTGGTCGAGGTTGTAAAATCAATCCAACGTCTGATTTGCATATTCACGGAATACACTACAACACAATGTTCAAAGAATCAATGCAGGAGTTTGTTGAACAAAAACTTTTGCTTCATCAATTAAAAAAAGATTTTGTAGACTTTCCTTGCTTTAAGTTAGGAATAATTGACAAACAAGGTAATAAAATAAGAGAGCCGTTATCTGAAAACGAAAAAGCTTCTTACGGGCCATTTACTAAAACTATAATTAAATTAAAAAAATATTTAGGATCTAAAGTTGATTTAATTGATGCGGAGTTTGCGTTGAGTGAATCTAGCCTTCAAGTAAAGGACATAATTGTTTACAAAAAAATACTTGAATATCAAGACAGAATTAACAACCATGTTAATGGGTTGTATAAAATTATAGAAGAGGCCCAACAAGAAGGTTTGTCGTTGGATAGTATTAAAAACTTAATAAAAGCTTGACATATTAAAGAAAGCGGTTAAGATTGTTTGTATGTCAACCATTAATGTAATACTAACAGAAAAAGAAATCGAAACGATTGTCTCCGGATTGTTGTTTTCATGCTCAGTTAACGTCGTAGCTAACACCGATAAAGATTTTCAGTTAAATCTCCTGGAAGTTGCAACGAAAGTTAAAAGCCATTTGCCGGGTGTTGAGTTAACTAATATACAATTTTTAAAAGAAGAAAATTACGAAGATGATATTTCCGAAAAAGTATTGAAAGAATTTGAACATAATATCAAAACAGTGACTTTCGAAGAGGTATAATATATGGGTGGCAAATATACTTCCACGAAGATTATCGAATTAGGCTCCTGTGCTTTCCGTCAACCAAACGCTGCGTTTGATAGGAACTGCGCAGGAATTAACTCTAAAAGATGTAGCTTTGTGCACGGATATAAACTTCAAGCAAAGTTTTGGTTTGAGTGTAGCGAATTGGATAACAAAAATTGGGTGGTTGATTTTGGAGGACTCGGAAATTTAAAATTAGTATTGCAATACCAGTTTGATCATACGCTAACAATAGATAAGACTGATCCTTTGCTTCCTTTGTTCGAGGAATTGCACAAACAAGGAGGTTGTGATCTCCGAGTAATGGATGGAGTGGGCATTGAAAAGGTTGCTGAATGGTGTTTTAAAGTAGCTAGTCAGCACATACAAGAAATTACAAATAAGCGCTGTTGGGTTTCTAAGGTTGAAGTATGGGAACATAACGCCAATAGTGCAATCTACACAGAATAACATTTATGAATAACATTGACATAGAAAAAGAAACCTTATTTTTATCAGACGATAAAGTATTTTACACTTTGGAAGGAGAGGGAGAGTATATAGGCCAACCTTCGGTGTTTATGAGATTATCAATGTGCAACCTTACCTGTAAAGGATTTGCTTCACCTGATAGTCCAAATGGATGTGATTCTTTTGTTTCGTGGTCTGTAAAAAACAAAATGACTTTTAAAGAAATTTTTGATTACATGGAAGATAAAAACTACGTTGAGCATCTTAAAAATCGAGCCATTTTAAAGATTACCGGAGGAGAACCAATCATACAAGAAAAACAATTGCTCAAGTTTCTTGAGTGTTTTGTTGGCCGTTATAATTTTGTGCCTAGAATAGACTTTGAGACGAACGCTACTCTTACTCCGAGTGAAGAATGGGTCACCAAATTTAGTGCAACATTCACAACTTCTCCCAAACTGACTACAAACGGAGACCCAGAGGAAAAAACATACAAACCAGAAACGTTGAGGTGGCATGTCGACCATAACTCAGGATTTAAATTTGTAATTTCATCCGATCGAGACATAGAAGAAATATGGAGAAAGTACGTTGAAGATTATGAATGTATTAATGTGCCTTTACAACGAATTTGGTTTATGCCTTGCTGTGGTTCTAGAAACGAACATATTGAAAAAGCTCAGTCTGTGGCTGAATATGCCAAATCAATGCATGTTAATTTTAGTCCAAGAATGCATCTGTTAATCTGGGACATGGCTTTAAAGGTTTGATTTTTAAATAATTTGTTTTAATTAAAAACATGAAAATTGCTATATTTGGACCACAGAATTCCGGAAAATCTACACTAATAGAAGAATTTTTAAAAGAGTGGCCAATGTACAAAAAGCCAGCTCGGACCTATAGAGATATTATTAAAGAGAAAAACTTACCTTTAAATAAACAAGGAACAAAGGAATCTCAAAAGGAAATACTAAACGCTTTAGTAGATGAAGCTCAATTTGCAGCAACATCGAATGACACTCACGTTATATTCGATCGGTGTGTTGTAGATAACATTGCTTATACACTGTGGCATTACGCAAAAGATACGGCTGGGTTTAGTACGGAATTTGTAATTGATTCAAAGACTATCGCTGCATTTGCCCTCAAACACTTTGATATTCTGTTTTACATACCGGCGCGTAAAGAAATACCAATAATATCTAGAGAAGGCAGAGAAACAGACGAGATTTTTAGAGAAGAAATTGACAATATAATCGACTCTTTAGTGGTTTCTTATGAAAAAAACACAGGAGCGTTTTTTCCTTCGGAAGATTGTCCTGCTGTCATTAGATTAGATGGACCCCCAGACATGAGATTGCCTCAAATACGTTTGTATATCAAACCTAACGGGAATGGGTTTCAAGAACAAGACGGTTCTTTAATTGACGTTTCTCAAGTTTAGCCGCATTAAAAACTTTTTATATTGTTGCTGAGGTTTGATTTGTTTTAAGCTGCTTTGAGCTGCAGCTTCTAAATCTGGGGAATTCATATCCAGTGCTCCGCAATATGGAAAAGGAAGTTGATCCATAATTTTATTAAATTGATATTTAATAAAAGACTCTACGTTTTTATTTCTTGGCTTTGTCCCAAAGCACACTACTTTAGGATAAGGACTCGAAGTTGTTTTATATTGATTTTCTATAGCTCGAATACAATAACAAGCGATAAGTTTCTTTCCGTCATTCGAATTTATTGAAATGTTGAATTTGTTGGCAAATTTTAATGCAGTTTTAATTCCGTCTTCTAAAGACGGATATGCATCTAATACACAAACTCTGGATTTAGGAAATGTTTTTGTCATTTTTAAAAGCTTTGGGTGGGCGACCAATTCTTACATTTAAGATTCCGTTGTAAAATTGTTCGTTGAGTATAACATCGAATTCGATTTGTTTTTTTATTTCTTTATACCCCAATTCCCATTTAGATCCACACCATTCTAAAATAAAAAAAGTAAAGTTTTCTTTTCCATATTTTATAATATCTTCGTTTAGCTCTTTCGAAGAACCGGTATAGGTTTTCCAGTCTGATTCTTTTATTTGTATTCTTTTGCGTTTTTTACCTTTTAATGGATTCCGTTTTGTTTTTGATACGCATTGTTTTTTTCCAATATATTGTCTACCATTAATGGTATTCTGAATAATGTAAATAAAACCAAAAGGATTCTCAGGAAAAATGTTGGTTTTGTCTTTTATTTGCCAGTGACCTAAATCCATAAATTATGATTTGTTCCTTTTCTTTTTTCTTCTTTTTCTCTTAGATTTCATTCCTGGTCTTGTTATTACTCCTCCGTAAATGGAATTGGGAATTCTTGCATCTCCTGGAGCGTAGTTATCTCCACTATATACAGCTGCTGTTGAGACTACCCCTCCTCCAAAAACTGATTCAGCTCCACCTGAAACGCTACTTTCAGAAACATTAAATCTATTTGTTTGTTGTTGTTTTCCATAATTTTTGACAACTCGGGCTCCTTTTATTGCTGTTTTTTTATAATGTTTTAACTTAATAAGTTTAATCAAATCAGCAAAAGGTATTAGAGAGATGGCTGAAATGCCTGCGTTTATTATGTGCTTTTTTCTTTCGTCTGTTTCTTTTGAGAAAGCGGCTCGTAAAGTTGAAATAAGCGTGTTAATTGCGTCAGCTGCTGTGCCAATCGTTGGTTCGAAACCTATAACATCCAATGCTGCTTGAACTTTGTCGATCATTGATTGCTTTTGCAAAACAGCTTGTTCCGTTAGTGTTGTTTCTACTAATTTGGAAAATTCCATTCAGATATTTATTCTAAATAAGTTGACTTTTGTAATAAATAAACGATATTACAAAAGTCGCTGTTAGAACTAGCCAGAGCGCATTTGCGCGGGTCTCCGTTGGGAGATAGATAAACAGGAATCAGCGAATAATAAATTAAAAACATTTCTCGAAGTGCACTTTATGTGTGACCGTTGTTTGGCATTCGCCAGGACCGCTCAAGCCAGCCCTTATAGGACAACCGAGGGGGCATATTAATTTTTGATTTTTTGAAGCTTGTTAACCCGACTGAGACTCGTTTTATACGGAGTATTAAGACTGGAGGTTTTCCCTATACAAAGGGGGAACCTCCCTCCTTCAATCTGTTTGGCCGGAATATAAGACTATATATAAATGGGCGTAGATTTGTTTAAAAAAGAAAGGATAATGTTGGTATGTCAGATTCTAATGTTTCAAATTTGCTAACTGAATATTACAATAAAATAGAAAAATTTTTGCAGTTTGATGAGTTAAATTTAAAAGATTCTCAAATGTCGTTACCCGTCGTAAGACATTACTGGGTAGGGCGATTGATGTTTCACAAACAACAAATAAACAAACTAAAACAAGCTAAAGAAAAAGCCACAAAAGTAATTAAACAGAGAATTGAACATGAAACTCCTGTTTCATTAACAGCAAAAACTATAAATGAATCAATCGCAAAGAACGAGATTATTCTAAAAATAGACGAAGACGTTGCTAATCATGAATTACTCGTCGAATTTCTAACAAAAGTCGAATCTAACTTTCGAGACACTCAGTACGGCATGAACAACCTAACAAAAATTATAACATTAGAAACAACGTAATGAACGTAGTTTTTGATTTTGATACAGTAACGAGAAAATGTCGTATAATTTCTGAACACTTAAATGAAATACGAGAAGTCTTTTCGATAGAAGACAAAGCAATGCAGTTTGTTAGGCGGCGTTTTGGCAAACATTTGCCGGCTCGTAAATATGCTATCACAAACAAAGGAGTATTTGATCTTCCGTTTTTTGAAATTATATGTAAAACAATTATCGAAAAATTTCCAAGCTTACAAATTAGTCCCACCGAAAAGTTTGTTGATAACTGGAAAGCAAACCCAATAGCTAATGACCTCATTAAGTTAAAATTTGAACCTCGGGACTACCAATTTGAATCGGCCTCAACAGCTCTTTTAAAAGGACGCGGAATTATTGTTTTGCCTACTTCAGCCGGCAAAACTTTAACTATAGGTTTAATTGCTTATACAGCGCTGAGCGCAAAAAATTACAAAACGCTTATTTTAGTACCTAATATACAACTTGTAGAGCAAACATATCAAGATTTTTTGGAATACGGAGTTTCAAAGGACAATGTAGCAAAATGGACTGGCAATTATGCATACCAAAAAGCTAATATTGTTATAGCAAACAATCAAATACTTTTATCAGAAAAACAAG